CTCTTTCTTCATTTTGTTTTCCTCCTTATCGGGTGTTTCCTGTTCCTTATGTTGATATAGTAACATATATAAGCATATATATCAATTGGGAAAATTAACAAATATATACGCATATATTTGTTTAAAATGTATATAGGCATATATACACACATGTGATATAGTATAAATATAACCAGAGGAAAAATAAATGGGGAAGAAAGTGGACGCAACAGGAAAAAAATGAATAAGGAGAAATGAGATGGGAGCAAAATACACAGAAGGACAGGCAAGAGCGATCGAAAAGTACATGCAGGATAAACAGGTTATAAGAATAACCGTTCCGAAAGAAAAAGCAAGGGAGATAAAGAAGGCTGCAGAAGCAGACGGAAAAAGCGTAAGTAGGTTTATAATGGAGCTGATTGACCAGAAAATGGAAGCAAATAACAAGGAGGAATAAAAAAATGAGAACGATCGGGAAGGCTTACAGATGTTATCCGGAAAAGGGAGGAATAAAAGTGTGTTTGAACCCGCATACATGGAGATGCGATCCGGACGAGACGAAAATAGTGCTTCTGGAGGGCGCAGAAATAGTGGAGCTGGCAAGCGGAATGAAGGCAATAGAGTATAAAAAAATGATATTTACAGATGGCGAAATATACACCGATGGAAACAAAATAATTATTTACCTGTACAAAAGCGGGGATGTGCCCGGAAATCCGACAGGAAAACCCGTCCAAGTTGCAGAAGAAGTATTTGGGTAAAAGCGAAAGATAATTCGAAAAAGGTTGGGGAAAACCCGACCTTTTGTTTTTGCGAGAAAACCAAGATATAAACAGTATGATAAAACGTAAAAAATATAAACGGTTTAACGGAAAAATTTTGAAACTTTAGAAAAAACTTTAGAAAAAATCATATCGAAACAAAACACGTGTGGATTGCGTCCATAGGGTACAAGGGCAAGCAGTACAGACTAAAGCGGACAAAAGATTTGGATGCAGCCATAAAAGCCCGGAAAGAAGCGGAAGAAGCAGTAAAAAACGGAGATTTTGAAAAGTGGCGAATAAAAGAAAACCCGAATAAAGAAATAAGCTGAGAGGGCAAGCAAAGTCCTCCCGGCTTTTTTAATGCTGTATGACACGAAATATGACACAAAACAAAAAGAACCTTGATTCCTCAAGGTTCTTTTGATCGGAGTAAAAGTATCCGGCATATGTGTGTTGCATTTTGTGTTGCATACTTACACATAATGATGTAAAATCGAATAAAATCATAATATGACACACACATATATATGCCTTAAAATGGCTTAAAATCAATAGATGCCGTAAATATAGGGTTTTAGGCAGATATCCTAAACGAGTTCAAATCCGGTTCGCGCCTCTCAAGAATCCTTGAAAATCAAGGGTTCTTTTTTTATGTGTTGCATTTTGTGTTGCATAATTCTGAAAAATGCTTGTTGGCAATATCTGTCATACGGGCTTGTCTATCCTGCATCGTGTGACGGTAGACATCTTTTAAAACTCCGTCGGAACTCCACCCGCCACGCTGCATGATGTATGCATCCGGAATTCCCAGTGCGTGCTGCACGCTGGCAGAATAATGTCGGAGGTCGTGAAAGCGAAAATGCGGGATGCCTGCTTGCTTTAAAATTCGGGTAAACTTGTTGGAGATCTGATCCGGGATTAGCCCTACGATTCTACCAGAGCGACCCTCCCATTTTTCTGCAACAAAATCTGGATATTCAATGAATCGGTCTCCTGCATAACTTTTTGGAGCTTTAATGACCCACTTGTGTTCTGCCGTAATTACCATATTCTCCGAAACGTGCACAGTGTTACCGTTTATATTCGAGCTGTTCAGGGCGCATATCTCTCCACGGCGCATCGGTCCGAATGCAGCCAGAAGAATAGGAAGCTCCATTTCTGTCCCCTCTACGGCAGACATAAGCAGTTTTACGTCATTGTCAGTCGGGACGTATAGGTTTGGACGTTTTTTCTGTGGCAGCCTTGTATTTAATGCAAATTCCGGTCGCTCCTCCTTCAGGACGGCACTGATAAGCCCATGTGTATTTCGCACTGTTTTTGGCGAGTGCTTTTTCGCGTCCTCGTTTACAAGCCTTTGTATCATGTCCTGCGTTATCTCAGATATCTGCACAGGCATGAGGGACTGTATCTCATTCTTCTGAATCCGTTTGTAATCCATAACCGTTCTGGGCGAGAGGACAGCGCTCCGGTCTTCAATGTACTTATCCAGCGCTTCACCGAAAGTGATTTTTTTACAAGTCAGGTCGATGCTTTTCTTCATCTGATAGTCAGCCGCCAGAAATTCTGCTTCCTTCTTCGTGGGCGCCGTAAATGATTTATAACGCCGTTTGCCGTCCTGGTCAGTGTGAGAGTACACCAGAATCCGCCACGATCCAGACGGGAGTTTTTTTGCTGTTGCCATAGTTAATCCTCCTTTTAGGTATAAAAAATACACCTATGCAGGTGTAGGAGGCTGTGGTATACTTTTCTTGCGAGGGAAAACATACCATCACCTCATGTGCTGTATAGTTTTCTTGATTGCTCCGGTGTTACCAGCATCGGGGCTTTCTTTTTTTATTAAACATAGTAGGGATTTGGCTTGAAAATAATAGAAATAATATCAACAATCCATCCAATTCCAAATAAGCCAAACGTGAAAAGATATAAAATTCCCATGCCGACTTTGCCTTCGTAAAATTTGTGTGCGCCTATCCATCCTAAGAATATACAGAGGATCAACGATACCCATTTGTTTTTGGCAACTTTTGTCCGGTATCGGTTGTAAGCAGAGCTTGCAGAAGAGCTTGCAGAAGAGCTTGAGCTTGCCGAGTTGTTGATCACAAC